CAGGAACAGAAGAAAGCAGAAGCTGAAGCAAAAGCTAAGGAAGAGCAGGAGAAAAAAGCTGCAGAAGAGCGCGCTCAGAAACTAAATGCCTTTAATGAGAAATATAAAGATTTCGTTTTAGGTCAATACAATGTGAATGTTCATCATCCTAAGTTTGTTGAAGAATTTATTGAGGTTAATCCAGAATTAAGTAAGGATGATAAAGATAAATTCAGAAAGTGTCTCAGTGAATATGCTTACACTAAAGATAAGAATTTAAAAGCAATTGAAGCTATTGGATGGTGTAAGAATGAAAAGCTGAATAATCCTGAAGCATTTGAAGATCATATTGACCTGGACAAACTGTTTACACAATTCAGTCCATGGGATGGTTCTTTTAGACCTCTTGAAGCATTTATAAAAGAAAATATGAATGATCCAAAATCATATGACCATGCAAACACATATTACAGACTGCAATTAAATGACAGAAAGAATCCTAAAGCCATCATTACTGAGGAATTCAGAGGTAAGAACGCGTTTGGTGCCGTGGTTAAACAAATGGTTCAGATCGAATATGATATAAACAAAGAAACATTTAGAGTCATTGGACAATAAAAGATAAGGCCCTCAAATGAGGGTCTTAATTTTTATTAAGCTCCAAAATTAACGATTTTTGGCGCTTAGCATTTATTAAGCTCCAATTCTGACTTTATCCTTTTATGAGCTTCTGCCCTGCAGTGATCGACATAGTCACACCAATCTTGCATTATTGGTCTTCTTTTCTCCAGGAACTCACTTCTCTGATAAGCCTTTCTAACCTGATTATCTGAGGAATGAGCAAGGCACATTTCAGAAACATCTTCTCTATAACCCTGCTCTGCTAACCATGTGGCACCAATAGAACGAATTCCATGAGCAGTCTGAATTCCACCTAGACCGGCTTTTGAAAACATCAGTCTGACTGATTCACGGTTAATAGGTTCTCCTTTGTGCTTTGTATGGTCACTTACAAATACATAGTCATAAACCTGAGGCATGTTCTGCAGTAAGATCTTTAGCTGCTTTGACATTGGAACTTCATGAGCGCGTTTAGCCTTCATAACTTCTGCAGGGAACCGGATTAAATCATGGTCAAAATCTATCCAATCCCACTTTAATTCAGCAATTTCACCTGGGCGCGATAAGGTATAAAACTGAGTTAACATTGCATTCCATACCACACCATAAACACGCGGTTTACGTTCAAGGGCATAGAAGAGTTCAGGCAGTTCTTCAGGAGTGACTGCAGCTAAATGTTCTGCCTGCTTACGTGGATAATTAACCTTGATATGAGTAAGGTCATGCATTTCTTCCAAACGGCCGGTATTCTGCACAAAGATAGCCATATCCTTAACATAATCACAAAGCTTGCGTAATGTTTCGATCTGACCTTTATCTTCCAGAGGCTTCCATGCGGTTATGAGGGCATAAGCTGTAAGGTCTTTTAGCTGAATATCACCAAAGATAGGAAGAATATGACGTTCAACGCGCAGTTTCATATATTCAAATGAACGTGCAACAAGTTTCTTCTTATCGTACCAATCATTAAAAGCTTCTCTAACTGTATAAGAAGCATTAGCGCTGATGTCTGGAATAACAGAAATAGTCTTAATCCATTCATTCTTTGCTTGTCTGGCCATAGCCACAGAAACTGCAGGATAGTTGCCTAAACATTTATTAAGAGTCTTATTATTCTGTTTGGCTTTTGCATACCATGTTGCAGTGCCAGTAGGTGCAATTCTGATAAACAGATTCTGCTCTACAGTATGATTGATCTTTTTAGCTGTATCTTTAGCCTTTTTTGCCAGGGCATTAAACTGAATAGGTGTCATATAATTAACCTCATTTTTGGTCACTCCTAGGGTAAAAATACAATGGAGTGACTTCAGAGTGACTTATCTTTTATGATATGGTTAAAATAGGATAAGTTAGGATAGGTTAATTATAAGTTAAAGCGCATCAGAATGCGAGTTTTAAATGATTTTGGGATAGGTTGGGATAGATAAGATTTTATAGAAATGGTGCCCAGGACGGAATACAAATAAAATAAATAACTAATTGATTATAAAATTAAAAAGCTCTTATTTTTGTTAAAGTCACTCGAAGTCACTCGCAAACGTGTCGAATATGTACTCGCTCGTGTCTCTACAGAAATAAAAAAAATCACCCCTCTGTAGCAATTTTAACAGAGAGGTGAACCTTAAACACTTAGAGATAAAAATAATTATTTTCTAAAATCAGGTGGCAGATGTGATCGCATTACTTCAGAAATATAACTATCCTGACAATGGTCAAAATTAAAGCCATTAGGAATAAAGAAGATTAAATCTACCAGTCTTCTGAAAATGTTTGCATACCAGTAATGCTTATGTCTGTAAAGATACGCGCTCATAGTCTCATCTGCATAGACTTTATGAGGGGCAAAGAAAGAGATAATCAGACCGTATAAGGTCATGAGTAATTGATCTACAGCAATGAGTAGCTGTCTTAAATTATGCCATAGTGCCCATGAAACAATAATCTTAATCATAAGTATTATCCTTAAAAGAAATACCCCTATAAAAACAGAAAAACGGTATAAAAAATACCGTTTCTGCATTTAAAGGAACTTAATTGTTGAGGTTATTTACTTAGAAAAATCTAGCATTGGAAAATCAAAAGAAACTGCCTTGATTGCTGCAATTGTCTTTGCTTCATTAAGCTGATTTCTGTAAGAAGTTTTTAGATTGTAAAGGTTCTGGCCATTAGTAATAAGTTCAGAACGAACTAGCTCTAACTGTTCTTTGGTTAAATCGCGCTCAACATTATCATAATCAGTGAATTTAACTGTTTTAACTCCATTGGTATCAGCAGATAAGAAATCAAAATATTCAATCTTTTCTTTAAGGTTGTCTTTTGTTCTTCTGTCACCGCTGAATTTATAACCAATTGAAGAAACAAAATACATCTGGGAGTTTTTGTTTTCCTCAAAGCCTTCAGTTGCATCTTCAAGCTTAGTTAATTTGAAATCTCTGAACTGATCTACTGAAAGTTCTAATTCAATAACACCATCTGCTGCAGGTGTATTTACCCATTCTTTGTGGAAATCAGGCTCTTCATCAAACCATGCAACAGTATAGCCTTCAGCTTCTAAAGATTCTCTAAAGGCTTTGGAATTATCGTTGAAGATATTACCCTGATATTTAGTGTCTTTGATTGCGTACAGCATCATTAAGCTCCTTCAAATAAAAGTTGGTTAGTAGGTTTAACTTTTTCCTATCATGGTATTTTGTCTTATCACCAATCCAGGACTTAAATTGATTTGTTAATATGTCTGGTTCAATAACTCCTGCCTTAACAAGTTTGGCCAAATGAGAGATTTTTCTTTTCTCTCTGATTACATTATCTCTGACCATTCGTTTAAGAATGCCATTGGAAGGAGTTAGATCGTATTTTGTCTTTAACCAGGTAAAGCCATGTGAGAGTTTTATAATCTGTGTTTTATTAGGATGAACATATAGGCCTAGCTTATCAGCTTGTTCTTTAATTTCTTCAAGCAGGAACTGCAGTCTGATCTTATCTTTTTCAATGATATAAATATCATCCATGTATCGGCCATAGAACTTGCACTGTCTAACCACTTTACACCAGGTATCAATTGGAGTTGGATAGAATATCCCTGCAATCTGAGATACTGGGGCACCAATGCCTAGACCTTTATGTAGGAAGCGTTGACCGGTTAATAATTCTTTGGGAACTTTCTGCCACTCTAGTGAATTAAAGATAATGTTATGTTCATCAGGCTCTGTTATATATGAAATATCTGTTTCATGTGCCTTCAGCATTACTCTTAACAGATGTTCTAATCTTTGATCTGGGATCTTTGAAATAATTGATTGAATCAGTGGTTCATGAGGAATATTATCAAAGAATTTTCTGAAATCAACTTTAAGAATATAACCATCAGTGCCATTGATGGCCATGTATTTTCTTAAATGAGTTTCTAATCTTGCCCTGGTAAAAGAAACACCTTTTCCTTTTAGGCTTGCACCATTGTCATAGATTAAATAACATCTAAGATTAGGAACCAGAACAGAATCACAGAGAACATGCTGAAGCAGGCTGTCTCTTACAGTTAAAGCTTTTACAAGTCTTATATGGCCACGTTCACTTAGAGTAAATACATTAAAAGGATTAGGTTTATATATGCCCTGCTCTATTTCATCAATCAACTGCAGAATGTTTCTGCTGAGGTTCAGATTGAAATGTTGAGTGCTATCCTTCCAACCGCTTACAGATTTGATCTTATGAAAAGCTTTGTAGTAGTTGTCTGGATTGAGTAGAGCTTCAAAATACATTTAAGAGGGAGTCCGTGCTGATAGCTTTAGCGGTCGTAACCGAAAGCGTCACGGACTAGGTTCACCTCATGGAAGAACTGCTTCCACAGAGGAAAGTCACACTCTCCTGCTTTGCTGCTGACAACTCGGTATATAACCTAATAATCTGTGTCATGCAAGCATAGGGCGCACACCGCCAACGTTCGAAGCGTTGTTATAGTTGGCATTACCATTGTTGTTGACATTCGCAAAATTAGACGAAGAGACAACTGCTTATTAGAGTGCGGCTGTATTTGCGTTTTCACTACGCAAATCATTGAAGCGTTTATTATCTGACTTTCTCCAACCTTTGATTAAAGAAATCTCCTTTTCAACTAACTGAATGTAAGGAGTATATTTCTTTGTGGCCACTGGGAATACATCAATAATAAACTCTAATTCTTTTAAAATCTGTTCACAATTTCCAATTGCTTTATCCTGGAATAAGCGCCTTTCTTGCGCTTCTCTGAAGTCAAAAGCATAAATGGAATTAGCTGAAGTGAGATTTAATAATAGTTCGCGTGTTAATTGCCATAATGAATCACGAAATTTTTCTATAATCCATTGTGGGTATTCAGTATCAAACCGTGTAAAGCCGTATTTATTAACAATTGCTAAGAACATCTGTTGATCTTCTGGCTGCATATCTTTTGTGATAAATTCAACGGTTCTAACACCTTTCTTTATACCAAAATCACGTGCCATCAGCATGAAGAAATCGCGCCTGAGCTTCTGAGCATTAGTGAAAAATTCTAATTTAGCCTGAGTACGAAATCTTTTTAAAACAGACAACTTAACATCCTATAGGGCGCCACAAGGGCGCCCAGATTAAAGATTACTTGATTAAGCAGAAAGGGCGCACACCGCCAACGGTCGAAGCGGGGCCATAGCCGGCATGACCAAGGCTGGTGACAGGCGCAAAACCAGACGAAGAGACAACGTCACGAAGCCACCACCAGTAACGGCCACCTGCTAAATTAGTAAATCTTAAACTTGAGTTATGGCTGAAGGCACTAATTATCTTAGGGAAATCATGTCTATCCTTATAACTAGAACTCATCTTGCTACCATAAACCATTGATTCGGTCATTATATCGCAGGCCTCTACAGTAGTCCATTCAGCATCAGATGATGCACCAGTAAAACCACCGCCTGCCATTGAAGCCATAGAGGTGTTAACGGTCTTAGTTAGGTATTCTCTGAATGAACATACATGAGAAGAACCAAAAGCATTCTTGATGCCGGTTCTAACTGCAGGCATCTTAGTAGCGTACATGTATGAACCCTTATAACCACCGGCTGTGGTATTTGTAGAATTCATATATGAGGTTCCAAGCTGAATATCAGGGAACACTAACACATGATGCTCTGTTAACTCAGTATCACCATAGTGAAGGGCATAGTCACATTCACCTACAACCCATTTTGCCTGATATGTTGTACCGCTGATGGTAACTGGTAATTCAATGTAATCACCTGGATAAATATCATCAAAAGTGCCATTGGCCACATTCTCTGAGAATTCACCACTGGTGAATAATGAGGTGATGTTCTTACCGCGATATAAGGCATTATGCTGAGGTGCACCTGAAGGGCAAAGGTCAAACAGAGAAATTGTTCCTTTGATTTCCTTTGCATTTGGCACCATTGCCCAGACATCTTCATCAGTGCCAGGTTCTACCACACCTGCAGTGGTATCAGGACCATTAGCTACAACTGCAGACCAGGTCTTACCATTATGGTAAACCATAGCACCTGCAAGAAATAGCTCTGTAGCAGTATATGCGTATTTAGAACCGGTAGGAAATACTATATCAGCGCTATCTGCAAGGGCGGTCTTTAGGGTAGCAGGAGTGATGATTTTCTTTGTATCTGTACCTGCAGAAGCTTCTGCTGTAGTTGCAAGCTGAGCAACACCTTTCTGTGACTCTGTTGCATCTGGGTTTAAGAAATTGGTATCTCCAAAGGTTACATACTGAGGATTACCCTGAGTAAGTACAAGTTCAAAGCTTGCATAAGCCTGAGTAGTAGCAATCTTAGATAATAGACCATCTTCACTGGAAGCAACGGCAAAAAGAACTCCACCATCAGTAACAAAACCAATGGTTTTAGCAGTATAAACAGCATCACTGACATCACCGGCTGAAACATGAATAGTATGTTCATCTGTAGCAACACCGCTTACAGTGTTAATCTCGGCAACAATATCTGTAATATCTGAAAGAACAGATAATGCACTTGCTGTAATTGCTGTAGAAGAAAATATAGCTTTTGCAATGGTAACAGTGGTAGTTCCAGTTGCTTCAGCGTTAATAAGAGCCTGAATACCGGCTCTGGTTACAATGCAAGAATCTGACATTTATTTATCTCCAGTTAAGTTGATAGTTTTGCATAAGACATGGTAGTGATATGAGCAGGTGCAACTACAGTCTCATCCTTCATATCACAGTGATAATCATTAGGAGTTCTCAGATGCACGTAAGTCATTTGAGACATAGCGCCAACATAGTTCTTTGATGCATCAAAGTATTCCCATCTTTCAGGTGGTGAATATAGGTGGGTATAGACCATCTGAGAGGAATGCGCGCTCAGACTTTCTGTTGCACCTATTTTTTGAATTGCTTTAAAAGTGTACTGAGAACGAACTGGCTTACTCTGGTCTATCATTGCGACTAAGTCAGAGAAAGTTTCTTTTGAAATAAATCCTTCTTCCTGATACACATCAATATTGAATGTATGAGGAGTTCCCTGAGGAGACATTTCAAACCATTCTGTAAGCTCTGCCCTTCCCTTTAATCCAGATAGAACATTGATGATTGCAGATTTAGTTCCCAGTCTTCTTAATGATTGAATAGTTGAACGTAATACATTACGTTTGATTGTATCGCTCCAGGAATCGCGCCAGACCATCACATGCCACTGACTAGCCAGATGGTTTAACTGTTCTCCTGATAATTCATCCAATCTATATAAAAAAACAGCATCATTAAGATGCTGATGAAGTTTTGATAGATTTTTATCTGTAGTTTTTATTACATTGCTTACCGTCTCATCTTGTTTAATTGAGGAAGGCGCAAGCTTCTCAATGTTATCTTCATTATCTAGGGTATTCATGATTAAGCGTCCTCAGTTCCACCAAAATGAATAACAACATCAGAAATATCACACTGAGCAACTTCATTCTTATCTACAGAGGTAAATACTGGTGAAGTTATTACAAGACGTTTTGCACCTGCTTGCATAACAAGCTTTGTTAATTCATCCGGTGTAATATCTCTGTTGATTTTTGCCTGCTGCCATTGTCTGTAACTTTCTACAGCTTTTGTTACATCTGCAGTAATCTGGTTAATTTTGTTTGTATCTTTTGATGACAGATACCAGGTTAATTCAATGGTGTAATCAACAGCTTCAGGTGCAGAAACAAGCACATTATCTGTAAGAGGTCTTATGGTTTCATCAGAAAGATGTGCTTTTAATCCGTTAAGAAACGACTGCTCAGGTAGAGTGCCATCTGTTAATAAAGGATGAACATAAACATTGCCAGGATGTTCTTCTAGTCCATAAATTGAAACATCAATGATTGATGAATTGTAAGAATATGTGTGATACTCATAGGCGCCCTGAGGTCCTGCTACAGAGAATGATGTAGGGGCAAGTCTGATTCTTTCTGCATAAGCATCATCTTCTTCCAAATCAGAACCACCGCTAGTGATGGTTGTATTAGTAACAGATTCCATGTTAGGAAGAGGTTCAACCAACTGATTGATCGCTCCAATAGCTATACCGTTGGTAAAACTTCCTACATCAACTGCAGTTGCTTTTACATCAACATAAGATGAACCAATATCAATAAATGCCAGTTCATCTGTTGCAAAGTTAACAGAACCATCTGTAATCAATGTTCCTGCAGGAATCTGATAGACAGAATCTTGAACTGCAGCATTTAAAGTAAAACGGATCGTAGTTGTCGAACCTGAAGCCTGCAGACGTGGAGTATTAACATAATATCCCATAGCATCCAGGTAATCACCGGTTGCATAGCTTAGAAGATTCTCTTTGGCCGCATTATTAAAATCAGCTCTGAGTTTAGCTTCTTCTGCAGCAATTGATTCAAGCAGTAAATATACTGGGTCTGCAGATGCAAGACTTCTTCCAGTTAATGTATTGTACTTTTCAATATAATTATTCAGAATTGTTTGAACATCTGTCTCTAAAAACTCAAGAGAAGCCAGTCCAAAGCGTGGTGACAATCTAGGCATCTTCATTTATCTCCAGTGTAATTTTTGGTTTCAGAATTCCATCTGCAGCAGCAGAGGTTTCATTTTCAAATTCAATTGCGCTTATGATTGCTCTAGGCTCATATTTCTGAATAGCCTCAATAATATCTATTTTTAACTGCATCATGGCCATAGGCTGAGGTAAATCAACCGCATTGATAGCAGTTCCAAAATCACGATTAAGAGGAACAGAACCTTTTATAGTTGCTAATATGCATTGAACATTCTGGATAATTTCATCTTTGACAGACTGAGGGGCAAGATTGATTTTTGTTAATGAAGTGACTGTTACAAGTGCCATGTTATCTCCTTAGGTCAAAAGATTTTTCAGAGTGCTTAACAAGGTTGTAGATTCATCTTCAATCAGAGTAAGACTTACATCTGTAACAATAGGAATGCCCTGACCATTAAAAAACTTTCTGTCTTCCTTGAAGCCGGTAAGAATGAACTTCCCCATATATTCAGGGCCAAAGCACAAATGATGGCTTTCTCCTGATTCAAGCATGTTTTTTAATACAGTGACATAGAGTGAAGGCGGTGATTTGTATTGAGCTGATAGGGTCATTTTAAAAGAGATTTCTTTTTTTGAAGGGCCAATATATTCAGATACTGGCTTTTCTCCTATCACATCATGAGTTGCATATCTTGAAGAATGCGTAATTCCTAAATCTTTAAATGTGGCCACCTGCTCACTACTGCAGGTAAAAGGCACCTTTCCGAAAAAACCTAAAACACCTAACATTTTTTACCCTCACATTGATCGTGCGATTAAAGTTATTTATTCCCTATAAAAACATTAGGAGAACCGACTGCAACAGAACCACCGCAAGAAACCGGATCACCAATTCGACCTGCAGCTTTTCCATTGATAAATACATGAGGCGCTCCTGCAGCAATATTTCCCACATGAGGCACATGTGCAGGGCAACCGTGAGGGTTATACGGATCACCTACGCGCCCTGCAGGAATTCCATTTACAAACACATTAGGAGAACCGCTAGAAAGTGCTGTAGGTGGACATGCATCATGGCCGGTATTGTTATCACCTACGCGAGTTACTGCAGGCATAAAAACCTCATTAGTTGATGTTTACATTAGCACCCTGAATAGTTAAATCTCCATCTGCAACAATGGAAGTGGAACCACCAGAATGCAGTGAGATACTTCCTGAAGCTTCAATAGTTGCATTCGTGGTTGTTATATTGACCTGCTGAGGTGTAGTTACATCAACCTTTGATCTATCAGCATGAATATGAGTGCCTTCAATAACAACATCCAGTTCATGTGTAGCACGGTTGTATGTAACAGTGGTTCCATCTTTGAATTTAACTTTGCGTTCATCCTGATTAGCTGTAGGTCTTGCAACCTCAGGGGCATAAAAGGAACCTAAAACAAAGCCATCTTCAATTCCACCTGGTAAGAAAACGCATAAGACATCTTCTCCAACATCAGGCATATGAAAATCAGAATTATCTTTGGTATTAGGGCATATCACTGGAAGCTCATG